ACTTTATCTTTATTAATATATGGCACAAGTTTACATATGCATTCGTATTTATATTGTTCATTATCTTTCATATATGTTTGATTACTTAACATTTGACTAAAATCCATACATGATGCCGCACTTCTAAAATAAATTCCATCTCTATCAGCTACTCCATTAAGATAACATGCCAAGATAAATGCTGTCATTACAAATCCACCTGTGGTGTTCTTACTACAGCATACTCTTCTATACTTAAAATAACACTTATTCTATTTGCATGTCCTGCTTGTACCTTAATAACTTCTCCAGCATTTAAAATAAGATTCTTGCTAACATTTGGTAAAAACTCAACTGTTGTAAACGCATTCATACCTGAATTAGTAACATAAAAAAATTCATGGTTAGTTACCGCCCCAGATCCACCATCTACACCATCCCCAGTTATAGTAACAGTAAGAGTGCTTGCGCTGCTAGAAGTATTCATGACTAGCATAGAATGTATAACAGACGCATTAAAATCTGCATTAGATGGCGCTGTATACATAGTTTTTTTGTCTGTTGTTGCCAAATCTATTTTAACATTAAGTAGACCTTGAACATATTGAGGTATACTAGTAACTAACATTATCTTCTTCCATCTTGTACAATATTTACTTGAGGCGATCCTAATTTAAACTTTGTGCCTTTTTCTTTAGCTTCAACACGCAGAGCAAAAGTTCTACCTCTAACTCTTACATCTAGTTTTTCTGTATAAACCTCTACAGGATTAGTTGTCGTTCTTTGTGATATATTGCTGTCATCAGTTTGTGTAAATCCAGAACCTGAGTGTGTTCTTGCTTTTATTGTAAAATCAACTTGTGGATTTATTGAAGTAGATCCTGCAAAATTAACGTCTGGAACTATTCTATTTATGGATGAAAATCTATCAACACTACCTAATGCCATTGGCGCAGACTCAATAAATGATGTCATAGCATTGTTATCATCATCAAACCCAGTTTCGTGATTAAATATAAAACCACCACCAGTAGCTAATGGTAAAGATCTTATTCCTCTATCAAGCCAAGCCTGTCTTGCAAGAGAACCAAAATACCATATGTTTTCTAAGTAATTATATATTACATATTTATCTATTTCTGTACTGCTTGCACTAGGATAAAACCACCATACCTCACTAAACTCTGTGTTAGCACCAACATGTACTTTATTTCTCTCTTCAATATTTAAATCCAAAAATACTTTGTCTTTTACGCTACATGGCAACTGCTGTGTTTGCCCTGAATAAATATAAAATGTATCTACACCCATCCAGTACACATTATCATCTATAGCTATAGCTGACGATGGACTCATTATTGTTATATTTTTCGATAATTCTTTTATACCAAAAGTAAAAGGCGGCCCTATAAATCTCATGGCATGTAATGTTTTATTTGTATAAACTAATATTTGTTCTTTTGTTTCTACGGCTTGAACAAATGTAGATCCACCACCTAATCTTAAATCACCTGCTGTATTGGTAGTTGTTGGGAAAAAATCAACAGGATTTTCTTGTGATGAAAATCTAACTAACAATGGATCTTGCACTCCATCACCTTGTGGGTCTGTAGGGCTTCCTCCCAATCCATCACATCCAAAGACAATAACATGCCTGTCTTGATCTGATATAAGAACTTGTTTAGCTATTGTTGGGACACTAGTTTCTCCTGAAAATATAGATGTAGAACTAAGTTCTACCGCTCTATTACCAAGGCCAGTTGTTTTATCCCAGTAAAATAAGCCACCATCTCTAGGATTTATTATTAAATCTTCTCCAAAGTTATCATGTGACCATGTTCTAATTTGCGCACCGGGTGTTGTAACCGATGCAGCATTACCCCATCCAATAAAATCATTATCAGAATCTGCATTACCAACCGCTAATCTTACAAGTGTGTTATCCGCATGTGTCGCTGCAGTCGTACCGCTATGTCCACGAGTTACGGTCATTGTATTATCATCAGTCGTTGCAGATATAAGCATAAGTTCTTCTTCTACAAGTATTACATCATTGGCTGTATTCATACCTGTTTCATCATCCACATCCACGCCAGTTTCACTTGCATCCAATGCCTCGTTTAGTTGTGTTGCTAAAGCACCGGATGTTGTGCCGCTCCACTGACCTGCGCCCCATCCTTTTCCACCAACCGTAACATCTAACCCAACATTTAACTGATATGTGCCAACAACATTACTTCCACCATTACCTGTATCAGATGAATTAGCTGCAACACTAGATGTTATTGTGTATGCATTAGAACTGATTAATGATGTTATTTGAAACTCTGCATTTAATATTGTGGCCGTTATTACCCCGCCTAAACTTACAGCATCAGTAAATGTTACAAAATCATTTTCATTTGCGCCATGAGCATTATCTGTAACAGTTATTGTTGTGGAGCCATTAGTAGCTGCAAATGTTACATCACCTGCAGCTGTTATATTTCTTATAGGAGTAATATCACTAAATGTCTGACCTTCTTCTATATAGTATTTAAGATGTGTGCCAACGCCTAAAAAATCAGATCCATCTAACGCAACCCAATTATGAAGTCTTCTAGCACTGCCAAGATATGTGCTAAGGCTAAATTTTTCCCAACCTCCTATCTTTTCTGGAGATCCTAGTCTAAATCTTATTTTGTCACCATCAACAAAACCGCCCTCATTACTGTAAGGCGTGATATCTGATACAATACCTGATTTAAATGTTATTTTATTTAAAGGCATTATGCTGTACCTCCAGTTTTAGTTCCACTGCCAGTTTCTGTTACATTGCTAACACCTTGTATTGACTTGCCAGATGCCCCACCAGCACTACCACTTGATCCACTTGTTGGTGCAGAAGATGGAAAACTTACGCTTGATCCACTGCCATTACCACCAGTTGATCCAGTTGATCCAGCAGCACCAAATGCTCCGCCAGCGCCTCCTGTCCCACCAGAACCTGCATTATTAGATCCAGAGCTACCACCAGAACCTGATGTAGCAGATTGATTAAATCCTTGACCTACACCCCCTGCTCCACCAGAAGCACCACTTTGTATTGCTAAACAAGTACCAGCAACTGACATAGATAAACTATTATAATAATAATTTTTACCATTTGAAGTTGTACCATAAGCAGTAAAATATGTTGTAGTTGATGCAGTTATATTAGCAGAACCACTATTTGAAAAAGAGCTTCCAGCACTTGATGTACTTGTACTTACTGATATGGTTGGTGTTCCGTAGCCACTTCCATATTGAGAGCTAATACTAGCATTTACTGTATAAACACCAGTTGTATTTGTTTGTGCAGAAATATAAATAGGACCTCTGTTTGCACAGTTTGCGTTAAAACCAGATCCAGCACTACCACTATGATTTATTTGAAATTGTCCGGGCTGTCCTATGCCTCTAGAAAATTGTCCATTAATACCTCTCCAGAGTCTGTCACTTACAACGCCAACACCATCTAAATTACCAGCACTAGTATAAATGGAATTTAACCAACTTGGTTGATTATTTGCTGGTGTCGAAGAACCGCCTCCACCTTGATCCACTAAACTTGAAAATGTAGCATTTGCTGTAAAAACACCATTACCACCAGCGCCTCCAGCACCACCGCCACCACCACCAGCTTTGATTGTACCATTATTAACAAGAGTTACCGCAACACTGCCATCAACTTGCAAAGCATTACCACCTGCCGCACCTGCCGCACCACCAGCACCTTCGATGCTACCCTCGTTTGTGATAGTTATTGGGCCAACACCATTGCTTTCTATTGTTAAAGCGGCATTAGATGAACTGGTTGCACCAATAGTATGTCCTGAACTTATAACAAGTTGTTTTGGATAATCTACTTCAAAATCATCACCAAAAATAGTGTCCGCACTTTGATTTGTGTTGCCATCACTGAATGTTTTCCTAAAAGCTCTTGTTTGTCCATAAAAGTCATTAATAGATAATGGACTGCTATTTGCGCTCGTTGGTACATCTGCTGACAAATTAGTCGATGTATTGTTACTAGCATTAGCCCTGACAAACGAGCCGCCTCTATAATAGTCATCTAAATCAATAGGAGCAGATGAACCATTATTATATTCATCTCTTATATTTGATAATGATATTGCACCACTAGATTGTAATGTCATTATAAACTTGTTCCAAACGCTGTTACATTATCTTTTGAGGTCACCGCACCAGTAGATGCTAATTTAAAAACCACTACATTATTATATTTAAATAATAACTCGTTATCACCGGCATCTAATGATATTGCCCATTTACTAGATCCAAACAATATTGCATTACCATTTGTATCTAAATCACCACCTAGTTGTGGAGTAGGATCAGCAACTAAATCTGTTGGCGCAATAGATGTTACATTAGCATTAGCACCTGTGCCATCTGCAAAAAGTATAGCTGTTAATCCTGTGGCAACTGCAACTGTGCTGCCACTACCACCACCTTGTTTTACTGTAGCGGTTTGACCACTGTCATTTTTAATAAAATACCATTTTTGCTGATCGTTAGGATCTATTGTTAAATTAAAAGCTCCCGATGGAGATCCTGATAATATAATAATTTTAAACTGACCATTAGATAAAGTACCATCACTTGTTGTAAGTGTTGTGTTACCTGTAATTGTTAATGTTACAGAACCATTCAAAGCTCTGTCTATTATATCTAGGTTATTGTTTGTGGTGTTTCCCCAAGTGCCCGCCTGTTCTCCTGAACCTATTTTTTCTATTCCAGTGTTTGATGTATATGTACTTGCCATGCTTACCTCACTATTTCAGTATATGTTTCTGTGCCACTTGGTGTAATCTCTGTCCATGTTTCTGTGCCACTTGGTGTAATCTCTGTATATGTCTCCGTTGTGGCATCTGTTACAACATCTACAAACATTATATCTCCAGATGTTGTTTTTGTAAAATTCAAATCTATAGACGAAGATCCAAAACGATTTAGACCAGCAATAGCTGTTTGTGTAAAATCTGCGCTTATATCTATCTCTGTAATATCTAATCTGTTGGCAGCAGCAGTTTGTGCAAAATCACCAATAATGTCAGCAGACGCAGAGCCAATAAATATTGCAGTAGATGTTTGTGTAAAGTCTCCACTTAGATCTGCTACACCAGCTAATATACCAACACCTACAGATGTCTTAGATGCAACACCATTTAATTCCGCAGTAGCCGCTAATAAATTACCACCTACATCAGCAATCGCAGCTTCGGCTATGGCAGAGTGGCCTAACATTAATCAGCATCCTCTATCTTGTTGCCTGCAGCTACCCATTTTTGGATTTCTTGGTAGTCTGTGTTGTCAGGGTCTAATGGCACAGATCTAATTTTGTTAGTATTTACATAAGTTACCATATAACCATCTAATATATTTTCAGTTTCATCATTTATTTTTTTTACTG